TCTTTTAACCATTCCAAGTGTTTAATGTATTTTTCTTTTAATTGTTGTTTGTATTCCATTGGAGCAATATCAATTCTATAATATGCAGGATCTTGAAGTATATTCACATTTAAATCTTGTGGGCGTATAAATCCACAATCTACCCAGGTACGATGAAACTCTGGCAGGTTCCAAGCATTCATTATGCTGAGTGTGGGGCTAATATAAAAATCTACATTTGGACATGTGCGAATCATTTCTGCTCTATTGGACTCTACTGTTTTCCAATCAGTGCCTTTACGTATATATTCGGCCCGTGCACCCATATCATCTAAGCTGGCACCAACGGCCACACTGTGAAATTGCCGCCAGTACTCAAATACACTTTGTCCTTTTAAATCAGTGTGTGTAAAGTTTGTGTTATAAATTAATCGAACATCAAACCGTCCACGTTGAACAAGTTCATCTAATATGCGATAATGTTCTTCCATTAATAATGGTTCACCACCGGCAAAGTAAATTTGCTCTACATAATCTATATGTGGCAATAGTTGTTCCCACATGTCTGTTTCTGTGCGGCCAGCATAATTGAGCACAACATTACGATCTTTCCAATCGCTTCCGGCAAGTTTTGCTTGATCTTGATACCATTGACTGCTAAAGATATGACCACAACTGCGACATTTTAGATTACATAAATTACTAAATCTAATATCCCAATAGGTCATTTCAAATTTTGCATTGTTGATACGATTAATATGATGTCCATGATGCTTGTTTGCACTTCGTCGACCACTGAAAAATCCAGATTCTTCCTGTTCATAACACCGATTGCAAGTATTATTTTTAGTCTCCGACAACATATCGTCGCGTAAATTGGTCATTGGCCGATCGTGCCATATTTCTTCCAAGGTATTCTTACGACAATTGCCAACTTGCCCTACTCTCATTTCAGCATGGCAGCAAGGATATGCTTCACCTGTGGGGTAAGCGTGTAAATGTATCCAAGGATAAATGCAGAATGTTTTTGATTCTGTTAGTAAAAATTGTTCTCTTTCGTCAAGGTCTGTAGGTTTTACTAAATCGCTTGAATTATATTTATATTGAGTCATACCACTCCGCAAGTGCAGGAAATGTTTCTGCAAAGTTTTTGTTTCTGCGTTGATCGTACTGTGTATAAAAGTTTTTAAAGTCTTGTTGCAGTACAGTTAATTCAGCGGCATCTGCATGCGGAGTTTTAACTACATCAAGATAGTCAATTAATCTTTGTACATGATTATTTTCGTGCTCGTGCAAAAACTCTCCGTCATTTTGATACAACCACTGTTCAAGACAAGTTTTGTATTGTTCACGCATCTTATTTGGCAACACCAATGGCGACTGGAAACTCGGAAAACGTAATATGTTTAATGTAAAACTAATTGCATCTCTTCCATATTCTATTTTCCAATTGTGTATGCAAGAAAGCAAACTATCCAAACTATCTAAACACAGTGCATTGATTGTACACATGACATGGATACTGCGGAACTTGCCAGAATCGAGCAAACGTTCTACATTATTACCCCAATCATCCCACACAAGGCCATCACGAATATATTCTGCTTGTAAGCTTATTGACTCGTTGCTGGTGTATAAATCAACTTCAACATCATCAATGGCAGTAAGCAAACGATCTATGTCAACATCTGTACCTAGATTTGAATTAATAGCCAGACGTGTTTTGCTACGTCCTTTGTTGGTTTTAAACCATGCAATTAATTTCCAGGTCTCTGCCGACATCAATGGTTCGCCACCAGTTATTCTTAGCTCTTGAAGAGTCTGGTGCAGATCAGTTTCCCACCACGCAAAGAATGCTTCGACATATGGATTGATTTCGCCAAGCCGGTATAGTTGACTGCTATCGTGAGTGTGAGTAAAGTGATTGCGGCCATCGGACACCAAATTGGTATAGGCACCATGCTTTTTAATGTCATTGACCCATGTGCTACTGAAAGCAGGGTTGCAATAGCTACAAGCAAATTGGCAAGTACGGTCAAACGCAATTTCAAGGGTTTTAAGATCAAAGTCTGTTCTGGATGGTGTTCTATATGCACGATTTAATTCCTCTATTGGATAAATTTTACTTTTGTATACACGGTCAGAAATATTATCTCTGCCAATGTCTTCTATCTTCCAGCAGTATTCACACCCGCTAGGACGTTCGCCTTTTTGCATCTGCTCACGCTCCATTTTTTTCCGTTGCGTGTTATGCAATGCTTTGGGATTGTGTTTGATCTCATCCGTATCTATAGCATGCGGAAGTGGATGATGACAACTTGTAGTTTGTCCTGATCCTAACCATATAGTGGCATTGTACCATTTGGCTGCACAGAAACTAGCACTCTTTGTGTCTAATACCTGTCTCTTAAATTCTATATCATTCATTTAATAATTTATCTGTTGCGATTTTCCAAGATTCCCAAAGTTTAACAACTAACTCTAAATCTAAATCTAAATCTAATTTTTGAGACAAGCTTTCTATTGCGTCAATATAGCTATTTTTTTCGCGCATATGCTCCCAATTAATGAAGTTAGCCTGATAAGTTGACTTCATCTTAGCAAATGTATTTAATTCAGTGCGTTCAATTTGTAACACATGGGTCATGTCAGGTCTTTTTAATTTGGCTAGTTTTTTAATTAATTCAACACTACTATCCAAATATTTAATAAAAATTAAATGTTCCCACGAATTTATACCATTCCACAATACATTTTTGTTTGATTCAAATTCAAACATAGCAGGATGAAATTGGTCAATTAGCCATAAATTACTATTTTCATAATTAATAAAATCCTGACTTCCGTGTTTATACCATATACTTAAAGATTCAGATTTGATCCAATCGGTATGATCCCAGTTGTTGTAAAATGCAAATCTGTCAGGGGCAGATAGTTTTAAATATGGTTGTTGTTGACTGTATTCTACAGGCAAGTATGCCACAGTTTTTTCACTCAGTGACAGAGTCCTAGATAGAAGATTTCCACCAGATCCTTGAAGATATACAATAGCCGCTTTTAACAAAGTATTCTTTAGTTGAACTGCTCTATAAACTGAAAGAATCTATCAGGAAATTCTTTTCTTACTTTTACTCGCATTTCTACTAGATGTTGTTGATTGTACTTACACACATTATAACACTCTTCGAGAAATTTCACAAGATCTTGTTGACATAAATCTTCAACTACAATAGCAATTCTTTCTAATCGAGTTGGGTTATGATCAATTTGATCAAACGACTCATCGATAACATGTCCAAATGTTTTAAATCCTAAATTATGCATGTCTCGATAATATCCACGATTAGATACTGCTATCCAAGGATGGCCAATGGCAATGGGTTTCCATATTTTTTCTGTGCGGAAACTATAAGGATAGTTAAACACAGTTTCTGTAACTAAACTAAAATATGTGTCCGTATAAGGTGCAGAATTTAAATATATTTCGCCCCATGTATTTTTAAATAATGTATGTTTAACAAATTGGTCTGTAGTAGCAACATTATAATTTTTTTGAAACCGATCTACTTCATACTGGATAGGAAGATAGTGTATCGGTATTCCATTTGCCATATCTAGATTTGTCCACAAACATTTGTCTAACAACTTATTGGCGTTAAATCTTCGAAGCAAATAAAATCTGTGAGATCTCCCGCGCCCATTTAAAAATAAAAATTTATAGGGTTTATTATAAGTTGTATATATTTCTTCTGATGTACTGACAACTGTTACATTTTCTGTATAATCTAAAATTTTTGGTAAAAAGGATTCGTATTGCAAACACGGCCATGTTGACTCCATGTCACCACCACCTATAAGCAGTAGTTGATTAGATTTGATTAGATCGTCGACATGATATATATCTGTGCAATGATGTTTTAATGGATCTGACCCTTCAGACGGATTACTCAATATTACTTTAATAATATTATCTGTGACTAATTGACGTATAAGAGGTATATTAATAGAAAATTGTTGTCTTCCTATTAGGTATATTGCACTAGGTACAAATTTACCTTCACTGATATGTTCCTTAAAATTCCAAAATTCTGCGTCCATCCAGGGTTTTAATAAATCATATACTTCGCAGTGTGTATCTAATACTAATTTCATAGTGTACAGTAATAATGTTGATTAATCTGTTGATATTTGAAAACAAATTGCCGAATGCTATCCGACTCTGGCACTGATAATATTTCTGCAATTTTCTTACTAACATCACCATTGTATATAGTTTTAAAATCTATCTTATAGTCCACTAACGTTCGATCTACAGTGGATATCCATTGTTTAGTATCTGGAACTCTAAAGTTAATGCATTCATCTCTAATCATCTTAGATTGTGTTAAATTCTCTGGGTTATAACATGGCCAGTCTGGTCCTGCAATTTTATTGTATTCTTCTTGGCTCCACATTAAAGTATAAGCCTTCATGGTTCTAAACGTCGCTATCTGTAATAAGTCTGTATCATCATAATCAATTAAAATTATATTAATATCTGGCATTACTTTTTGAACAAGATTTAAATTGGTAATATGAGAAAAAATAATTGGAAAATTTGATTTCTTCCCGCTCCAATAATCACCTAATAGATCTATGTAGTTGTTAGATTTCCAAATTCCTTGACCTAGATCATGACAATGACCATTATCAGCTATATCAGTAGGACAATCAAACCCTAGATATTTTGCTATCACAGTAGACAAAAACATGCCACCGCTGCCAGCAACACAACAGATATAATATTGATTATTCATATTTCATTGAAAAGATTGTTAATTTTATATTGCTGTTCTCGAGCAAACTCAAAAAATCTATCTTTATTGTATATTAAATCCGGTAACATGTCATTGTACATAGACAGTATTTCATTCTTGTTTAAAGAAATTAAATATTTTATTGCAGATATCAGTGAGTCAAGCACTTCACACTCTTTTGCAGTTTCTATATTGTCAAAATAATGACTAAAAGTTCTAAATCCATTATCTCTTAACCATCTATATGTACGAACATTCCCATTGAATAAAAACGGTCGTAATCCAATAATTGGTTTCCAAGTTTTTTCACTTACAAATATGTTATCCCAAGGATTAAATTCTGTTTCGCTAATAACATTTAAAAAATGATGTTTCCATATATTTAAATCTCCAACTGTTAATATATCTTCCGGAATACCAAAATTCTTTTTGGTATCAGGAAATAATTTTTCATATGCTGCTAGTTGTTCTGGAGAATCTGGAACCGTTATATATAAATCATTTTCAGGGTCATTGTTGTATATAATATTGGGTTTGCCAATAGTAACTACTCCGTATTTTAATAAGTTTTGATTAATTAATTTACGTACAAATTTTACTCGATGCTCTCTTGGTTTTCTATTGTAGTTTAAAAATATCCATTTTAAATCTTTAAGAACAATATCATCGTTATGATAATTGTTAAAATTGTCTGCTACAGCCATTGAAAAAAAATTAAATTGTAATCCATTATCAAAATTTCCTAGTTGATAAACCACCGGATTTCCCAACTTTGTAACTATTTCATTTATTTGCTCTGGTACCATCATGATTGGATCCACTGATGCTATTAAAAACAAATTGTCAATCGGAATATCAACATAATTATCTAGGTTATAGTAGTCACTTTTTGGAAATTGTGGACCAAACCAAGTTAGATTGATTATCATATTATATTGATTATTAAATTTGATATTAATTTGATTTGTTAATGATGTCAAGCAATCTAATTCCCGTGGCCCCCAGTACCCGTTCAAAGGCATTGTGGTTCCTAATACAATTACACTCATTTTTTATTCTTTATATTTATTGTTGTGCATAGTACTTACATTCATTCCAGAAATCTTTCATTTCAGGAAATGTTTTTAAAAAATCTGTGGTGCGCCTCAGATCGTGTTCGGTAAAAAATCTATAAAAATCTGCTTTGTTTTGTTTAATATAAGTTTGATTTAGATTTTTTCCATCTCGCATCCAGGCAATATCCCTATCTAATCTTTGCAGTTCAAAGTCTTTGAATCCGTGAAATGGATCTTCTGCAGTTTCTATTTGCCCTAACATGCACCCCCAAAGATGTTCAAGTTGATCTGCATAACTTTCTGGCAACAGTTGAAGACTTTGCCAAGTAGGTTGTTTTAGAAGTGGTGTGTCAAACCATACACGTTGATAGGTTTTACTGTATATTTTTCTTAATCCTAGTATACCAGCCATGAGTTTGGGAATTCCTGTAACACTAAGATTGTTCATGGTTATAATAAATGTTATGCTGTTACGCCCAGGAATCTCTGTAAGAAATTGATTGACACGATCCCATAATAAATTAAAATCCAATCCATGTCTAATATATTCCGCTTGCTCCATCCAAGAATCCAGGCTAACATACTGCATAAAGTGTTCAATTTTTTCACCTTCGCATAACTGTTTAACTGAGTCTTTGTACTTTTGCCAAAGACTTTCTTCTACTGAAAAATTACTTGTAACATTTAAATGTAGGTCTGGTTTGGGATTCGCCAACACATAGTCAAACACACGATATGTATTTTTGTCCATGAGCGGCTCGCCGCCAGTCATACGGAAATGGCGGAGCTCAGGGTACAGTGAAGGCCACCAACGCCAGAACGCTTCCACATAAGGATTATGTTCTTTTACAGGGATAGGACGATTGCGCCCTGTAAAATGCTCAGGATCATTGTGAGTAGTACTAGTAGGGTATCCACCGTGCCGATCGACTTCAGACTGCCATGTTGAACTAAATTGCGGACTACAGTAACTGCATGATAGATTACAAGCATGATTAAAATTGACTTCAACATAACTGGGAACAACATCTTCGTCTCCTGTGCTGTTTTTAATCCGTTCAAAATCTACTGCAGCCCAAGGTTCTCCACTTCGGTAATGGCGATCACTGAGCTTGCCATTGTCTTCCATGGTCCAACAGTAGCTGCATTCTGTAGGACGCTCTTGCCGGAGCATGATCTTGCGTTGTGCTTTTTTGTACCAGGTGTTATGCAATGCCGACGGATTGGTCTCAATGGCCGCTGGATCTATCATGTGCAGCGGTGGATGATAACAACTGTTGTTGAGTCCGGTGGCTAAATGCAGGCTTACTTGTTTCCATTTGGCTAAACAAAGACTAGGACCTAATATAACCTTCATGTCCTCAGCCGATCTTAAAAATTTTGATTTAATGTCGGTTACAACTTTGTCGCTTTTATTCATTTTCCCAGACATATGGTCCTAATTTTGGAACAGCAAAATTTAAATATGTTTCAATTTTTTCTAAATCTTTTTTGGATTTTAAACTAACAGACTCATTGGCAAAATGCAATTCTACTTCATAGTCTAATGCCAACTGTAGTAATTCATTTCTACGTTGTATGTCATCTGTTAACGAATACATACTGCATAATACAATACCGTCTGGATGCTCTTTAATAAAATATTCTAAACTAGGTTGCCAATCGGTATGCTCATTTTCAAATTCATAATTTGTATATAAAATTTTGTTTCTAATACAATATTGTTCCATTGCAGCACGTTGCATAGGCAACGGAATATTGTTAGAGAAAGTAGAACTCCATCCTGCATAGGTAATAAAACGCTTACCGGTGTAATCTCCAGTTTCTGCTATTTCATGGTCTCCTGGCAATCGCATAAATCCTCCTGGATATCTACGTCCAAATTCTTCACCTTCTATTAGAATACGCATATCCAGGCTTATTCTGGTATAGCCTTCTTGGTTGTCGACGTTGCCATGTAAATGTTCTTGGAGAAATAAATGACTCTGTCCTGGGTCTAGTGTGACCGGCCAAGCTGTTTTTAAACATTCGGCCTCAAAACGAGATAAATTCCATTTTTCAGTTACAAACCGTTTGGTTACATTGCGCGATGTTTCTAAATCCATTATCCACATTGTGTTTGTTTTTTCAGCTCGAGTAAACGGGGTCCATATGGTTCTACATCCGCGGCCATTACCTACAAAGATACCTTGATGGAATTGCAGTCTGCGACCAAATTTGGATTGCTCTGGTATTACCACACGCAGTGTACCTTGACGTTGTATCAAATAACGTTTATTGTCGATTCGAGATGGCATATATTCGGCGGCAAATACATCAAATCTTTCCATAAAGTCCTTACGACTACATGCATTTTGCACATGACCGGCCACACGTACTATTTCAGCGGGCTGCAACACTTTGTGCAGTGTTTCTAACTCTTTAACATCAGGAGCTACTTCTTGTATGACCGACAATGCCCAGGCTGGCCAATTGTATTTTTCCAAATCATAGTTCAGTGTTTGGTTATTCCAGTGTTGTTGGGTATTAGTTAACATGTTAATCCTCTAGTAAAGTTATATTTTTATTATAATTTTGTGTTTTTAACAACGTATAATTATGGTCAAGGATATATTGCATGTCCCAATACATTTCTTTTAATTTTTGCGTAGAGTGTTTAGACAAGTTATCTATTACCGCTAGTATTTTTATATAGCGGTCTTTACCTTCGTAACCATCATAATCTTCAGACCAAAAATCATTGAATGTTTTAAATCCCATTTGTTGTAGATACCACAGATAATCTTTAGAAGCAAACATGATAAAAGGTTTTTTAAGCCACATTGGTCGAGCAGTTTTTTCTGTTGGATAAAATGTTTTTCCGGTTACATGAGCTTCGGACACAATGTCTGCAAAAATGTCCTGGTACATTGATATTCCAGGATCTCTTGAATAGTCATACCATTTCATAATTTCATCAACATCGGGGTGTTGATAGGCAAGTAGTGGCATATAGGGCAACATAGTTGCCGTTTCTCCAATGCTTTCCATTCGAAGTGTTGCTAACTTGTCGAACTCGTACAATTGCAGACGATCTATGTCAGTTCCGTAGCTAAAGTGTATATGGCTTTGATCTTGATAATGGGTAAACAAGTATGCTGCAAATCCCAATCTACTGGCAGTGGGTCTATGATAAAAAGCTAAAAATATTTTATCTTCAGTCCATCTATGTAAACTTTTTGGAATGTCAGGTTGGTGAACCAACCATCGATTGGTTGTGTCGACTATGATATTGTATTTGTCGTGGGATTCAAGTTGATTTTCAGTGTAAATGTCAACTTGCTCAAATTCAAAATTATCTAACAATTGATATATCCCTAGAATACCCAGAGGTATGGCTTCAGGATTTATTTTTAACGAAATACGACGATGCTGATTACTTACTAGATAGGTAGTCAGCTCTTGGACATTCCAAAGTTTATCATTGGTTCCGGCAATTATAAATTTTTGATTTTTTTCCATATCTCAATAGTGTAATCAAGTCCTTCGTCCAACGACACTTTAGGTTTCCATCTAGTGAATTTTGCTAATTTTTCTTCGCTGCTGTTTAACACCCAAATTTCTCCCGGACGCTTAGGTTTTGTGTTCCAAGAAATATTGCCGTTCCAGTTAAGTTTTTTAGCAATAAGGTTGGCATACGCATTAATACTTATAGCATTGTTGGGTCCTAGTGTAAAAATATTATTTGATATTTGATCAAACTGCTCAATCATAATTTCCCATGCGTCTAATAGATCAGTAATAAAAATAAAATTTCTGTAGGGTTCTTGGTAGCCTAAATTACATTGGTCTGGGTTATCTAGCATTTGTGTAATAATTTGTTCTGTTACAAAAAAATTATTGTCGAATCGACCATAAGCATTGGTTTGTCGAACTATTATGTATTGTAGTCCACAACTCCGATGTGCATATTCAATATACTTTTCACAGCCAAACTTTGCCACTGCATAGGGTGCATTGGGGTTGGGTATAGTTGTATCTGGATCAAAAATTGGAATAACTTTAGGTGTGTTACCATCTTTAATTAAATCACTGACTGGTTGCCACCCATATACTTCCATAGTGCTGGCAAAAATTAATTTTGGAATCTTTTTACATTGTAACATAGATTCAATTAAATTAACTGTTCCTACATAATTGATTTCAGAAAATTCTACCTGTTCGTAAAAACTGTGTTCTACTTCTGTTCTGGCTGCTAAATGTATTACTATATCAGGATTGAATGATTGAACTTCTTTGTTGACTGCTTTGTGATCTCTGAGATCACTTGACAAGCAGTGTATTTCAAATTTGTCCTGTAATCTAGGCAACATGTGTTGTCCAATAAACCCACTACTGCCAGTGATTAATAATTTTTCCATTACCATCCTTCTTGTGATCTGATCACATCAATTTCTCGGATCATTACCCCACGATTGTACCAGTTTGATCTGTAGTGATGTTTAAAAAATGCACTTTCTTTTTCTAATATCATATTAATTGGCAGATCTAATTGTGTTGACAGATCTTCTGCCACTCGGCCTGCAAGTAATTCTGGATCACTGTCTTTGACTGTGTCCCATAGTTTTGCTAATTCATCAAAATTTTGTACTGTTCGATAATCCCATTGCGGTGTTATCATGATCATGTAGGTACCCATTCTAGCACCGGCTATAGCCCATATACCGTGTTCAACATCACGACCTACGTTATGCCATACAGTCAAATGATCTAAGTTTTTACTGTGTACCCGATCTTTAAATTCGCTAATACTAGGACGCATGCCGCGATCCAAACACATTTTAACACCTTCACGGAATCCTGCTCGCCAAGCATGGAATGCTGATCCATTGGGATACGTAACACTATAACAATCATACATGGGCCAATATAACGGATCAAAACAAAATTCAACTTCAGTTTCTGAGCGTCCATCTGTGGCCTCGTGGGTGTGCATATTACGCACAAATTCTCGAGTCCACGAACTTAGCCCGCCATTGCCATACATAAGACCATTGATATGATTACGTGCCCTCCAACGAAATACTGCTGATTCCCATTGATCATCTGGTAGTTCTAATGTTAGATTAAAGAATTTTTCATCAGGCATATTGTCGCCATCGATTACAATAAAGCGTTCTGTACTGCTAGCAGCGGCCGCTGATTTATGCGCCGCGTCACTGCCTTTGACACCGTCAACCCGACGAGCCCAAGGGATCATGTTGTGAATTTTAACCCAAAATTCTTCGCGTTGTGGTTCATCGTATGATAGATAAATGCAGTCTAAATCTGCTACGTCAACTTGTTTCATTAGTGGCTTTCAATTTCCAATACTGTGCGTGTTTATCATTGTTTATAACTGCAACATCTCTAGGATCACAAGCTTGTCCTTGGCTACTAGGTACTAATTTTGATACTACATTAGTTTTTATATGTAGTAGTTGACCGTCGACTACTCGAACTCTTGGAGATCCTGCAGCAAATGTTTCATGGTCTATCTCTATGTAATTACCTGGAGCATCTTCCATACTATAAAATAATAGGTATCCTTGTGTATCATGGTATAATCTATAAAATGCAGGCTTTGGCGGTTCTTGAGGCAGTGCCCAGGCTGCCCAAAAATTTTCTGTGGTTTCATTCATCGGTGGGCTTCAATCCATTGCTGTGTTTGTCTGTAATTTTTTCTACGTCTTGAAACAAGCGTTTTTCTTGCTGTGTTAACTCTTTGAAAGTTTTACGAGGATTTGCGCACATTACACATTTTGGATTACCACAGTTCATGGCATGATGTTTGGCAAATTTATGCGGCTCTGTTACTGGTATGCCAAAGTCTTTGGCAATCTTAGTTTGCTTTTTAACAGCATTTTCGTCTTTGAGTAAACGCTTAGAGTGTTTAATTTTGTCTTGTTCTTTACTCATGCATTCTCCAATCTTTGACGTGATAATGAAACAATCCCCATTGGGCCACAGTATTTACTCTAAGGCCAGGACGAGTATTTTCCCAAACTAATTCTTGTGTCCAATTATCAGTGCTGATAGGATTTATATGTTTTTTCATATGTACAATAGTTGGTCCTAACCTAACAGGTAATGTCACATGTTCCGGGCCCATGATTACTGCAGCCATGGCATACACTACATCTGTACTGGCTTCGTCGTCGGCCATCTTCAGTAGTTTTTTGTAGTCTAGCCAATTCATAAAAATAGTTTGTACTAGATCAAAAAATTCTTTGGCAGTAGAACTCACACGCCAGTATGTTATGGCATTGTATACATCTGGTAAATGATTATTATCAAATATTTTTCTATAGTGTCTTGACGTGGCCGGGCGATCATAAAAGTCTCTTGAGCCTTGACTGATCACAACGTCTCGATTTTCAAACAATGTCCACCAGTGATCAATGGGGCCGGACGCAATCATATCTGCTTCTAATTTAATTGTTTGTCTATAAGGACTTGCACGAAATATCTGACAATCATTGGCGTACCCGCCAAGATCTCCATATGGTAACTGATCTTTGGTCAATATGGTTATATTAGCATCAGGATGCCATACTCTTATACTATCAGCTAGCTGATTGGCACAGGCTACATAATCTACGGTGTCGGTATTTATTGCTGGAATTATGTAACCACGTTCATGTGTTATTGGCAACTATGTCTCCCAAATGATGTTTGCCCATGGCATGAAAGTCTTGTGACAGTGTCATCCAACGTGGTTTTTTATCTGCGGTGGTAAAATCTATACGATATTGATCTTGTGCGAGTTGTGTTAGTTGGTGGTCTGGTGTTACAGTAGCCAATTGCCAAGGTATAGCAGGAGTACTTAATGTATGCCCATCTACAATATTCATCGCAATACTTAGTGCAAAATCATTTCGATAGGTGGATTTTAAAATTCCATATAAATTTCTATAGTGATCCCAATTATCTCGTATCATTTGCATAGATTCAAAAATTAATTCTGCGGTTTTATTTCTACTGAATAACATAACAGTTGCCCAACTCATAGGCATTTGATGACGACCAAAAAAGTTATTG